CAAACCCGCATTTAGGACACATGCAACCCATTTTGTAGTCGTCTGGGTCAATCTCTTTTGAGCTTGATTCAGGCTCGCTTTGATCTGGCAGCGAATCCAGGCCCATCGCCGCTGACAGTTCGCCCGCGTCAAACCCGAGCAGCGCCATATCAAAATCGGCGGCGTGAAGCTCGCCCAATTCCAGCGCCAGCAGCTCGTCATCCCACCCGCCATTCAGCGCCAGCTTGTTGTCGGCAATGATGTACGCCCGGCGCTGCGTATCCGTCAGCCCGGCCAGCTCAATGCACGGCACCTCTTCCATGCCCAGCTTGCGCGCCGCCAGGACGCGGCCATGCCCAGCAATGATCCCGTTTTCGCCGTCCACCAGCACGGGGTTTGTCCAGCCGAACTCGCGCACGCTGGCGGCGATCTGCGCCACCTGCGCATCGCTGTGCGTGCGGCTGTTGCGGGCGTAGGGGATCAAATCCTCAACCTTGCGGATGACGATGACGGGGTGCGTTTTCATGTGTTCCTCGGGAATTTGACCCCCTGTTTCAATTTCGCGGGTGTGTGAATCGAGGGAACCGGCCGGTTTCCAGAAAAAACGGCTTCAACAATTGACCGCCCCCCGTGTTGCGTTCTTTATGAGCATTGACCTGTCAATGAGTCTTGCGCCCTTACTTCCATTGCATCGTCGGCACGCGCATTGCGTGTTTGCATATGTGTGCGACCCACCGAGTGAGACCGGCACGATGTGGTCCAACTCAGGCGCGCAATCGTCGTAACTTCCTCGTAACGCAGCAGGCGTATCAACGCCGCATAGCGCGCATTTCCAGCCATCACGGGCGAACACTTTGATAGGGTCTACCGTTTCTCTCACTGCGCATCGCAATCGCAATGTTCGCTTGAGTTTATGTGCGCGTCTATACGCTCGCGCACGCTCGATTGCACAAGGCTGACATGTTGTCGCGTGACTGGCGCCGTATAACGGGCAAAAAACCGCCTTACACGCGGAGCATTCGTTAGTCTTCGCATCGCGCCTGTGCTTTGCCTCGGCTGCTGCCACAGCCTTGCTCGCTTTTACCGATCTCTCACATTTGGCAGAACAGTATGACCGTCTCCTGTCCGCCTTGAATAAGTACTGACAGACGCCGCATTGCCACTCACGCGTTTTCAGCGCAGCGCGGCGCGCAGCCAGACGGTCCAGCTCGATCTTCCGGTGCTGTGCGTGTCGCTCTGGATTGACCTCTCGCCATCCTTGAGTTTTGCACTTTGCTCCGCAGTACATCCGTTGCAGTCCACCAAGCTGAGAACTGCACACAGCACAATCTCTACGAATAGAATTCGTATCAGCCACTTCAACTCCTGTAAGTTGGATTGGTTAGAAGCCCGTCGCTGTTAGCGCAGCGTTCGGGCTTTGTCTTCTACCGGCCAGCCATCCAATCCGATCTCCTGCCTGCGTCGCTTCCCCTGCTCTGTTGCCGTCTTCTCTGCGTGGCAGTCATGGCAGAGCGATTGCAGGTTGTCCAGGTCATCCGTGCCACCCTTGTGCAATGGCACGATGTGATCAACCTCTGTAGCCTAGGCGCGAATCGCCATCCACTTGCGACCGCGTGTCCTTACTTGCTGATCGTGCAAGGAGCGCTTCCGCCAGGTGCTCCTGTCGGGTTTCCGGTCGTGCTGGTTGTTGCTCCGCTACCGCCGCCCGTGCAGTTGTTGGTATTGGTCGTGGTCGTCGTGGTGTTGACGCTGTTATCGGTCGCGCTGCCGTTGACCGCATTACCGTTGCCGTTGACTACTGTCGTAGGCTTCAGACCAAGGCTTGACGCGACGGACAACCCGTAACCTGCCGTGTCTCTGATTGCCGCAAAGCCATTGCTGCCAAGCGTGCCCATGCCGGTCGCGACAGCAGTCACGGTATCCACCCTGGCGCGCTGGTCGCCGAGAGCTACGTCTCTAGCGTATTGCGCCTGATTCGTGCCGAGCTTGTAGGACATCACGCTACCGGTAATGCTGGCTGCGACCGGTGCCACGATGCTGATTGCCTGCAAGGTCTTGTCAAACGCGGTTGCTGGCGGTTGCGGCATGGCCTGCTCCCGAGGGAATCAACCATAGCGACCGCTTGCCAAGCCTGTAATGCGACCTGTTTCGTAGCCGCATCTGCTCCGGTTGCGATGGCCGATAGCGCTTTGTACTTCTCCGCCTTTTCGTCGGCGCGCTTGGTTTCCACGGCTTTGTAAGTATCGAGCTGCGCCTTGAAGTCGGGAGTTGCGCAACCCGTCAGCGCGGCAATAGCGCAACTGACGAGGATTACTCGGTTGTTCATTTCAGTTGCCTTTCGATTTCGTTCACCACGTCCACAAGCGCGTTGTGGCGCTCACGACACTTGGCGTATTCCCTGGCATCGTCAACCGCGAGACGCGCGAGGTTCGCGAGGCTGCCGTCCGTCATTGGTAGCGGCGGGCATTCCTGCTTCAGCTCTGCGGGCACTCGCACTGTTGGCCCCTGTGCGGGCGCTATTGATAGCGTCTCGCACCCCGTCAGACACGCGGCAATCAGGCACGCCGCTAGGATCAATCTGCACATTGGTTGATGCCTCGATGGTTTTGAGGCGGTCTCGGTAGACCGTCACCCGCTGTTCGCTGATGTTGGCAATGGCCTTTGTGGTGGCAATTGCTGCCTGTTCCGCCTTGACCGTGGCAGCGATGACCTTGGATTTGTAGGCTTCGTGCTTGTCGCTTTGATGGCCGATGTACCACTGCTGACCGCCGATGGTCAGGCCAGCCAGCAAGAGCAAGACAATCAGCGCTTGAACCACTTGCCGACTTTCTCGTCAACGCGCGCCTTGATAGCGTCTTGCTTCAGGCAGACAAGGTAGCCCGCCACTCCGCCTACGATCAGTCCAATGAGCAGCATTTGCAGCGCTCTCTTTCTGCTTTCAGTCGGTTGATAATTTGCCTTTGCTGTAGGTAAGCGTGTTCGTAAATGTCACGTTGCGCAGCCGTTATCCGCACCATTGGCTCCCAATACTGCTTAGCTCGCTCGTAAGCCCGCCGCGTGAAATAGTCGCGGATGCGCTCTAACCAAATCACGACAGAAACAGTTTTTGCTCTGCTGCACGCCGATTAACCAATCCCTGAACAACACGCCCGCCCGCTTTGTTCCACACAAGGAACTGTTCGGCAGCGCCTTGGTAGTCGCCTTCGTTGAGTTTGCGCAGCAGCGTAGAGCCACGGAACGCAGCTAAACCGATGTTGTAGGCAAGTGACGTACAGGCAGCGAGCTGGTTGTCATTGAGCGGCACCAGCACGGCGCCACGAACGCCACGCTTGAATTGTTCGACCTCTTCGGCGAGCCATGAATCGGCCTGCTCTTGTGTGCAGGTATCGCCTGGGTGAACGTTGGTTGTTCTGCCATAGCCGATAGTCCAGACGCCGACGACATCCTGATAGGCCGATAGCTTGCAGCCTTCCCAACGGGCGATGAACTGCGCCGCCGTGTCTTTGCCTGCTACAGCAGGCGTAGTCGGTTTCTCTGCAATTGGCTGGTTTTCTCTGCGGAATGCAGAGAAAAATGCAGCGAAAAGCTCAATCAGGTTTTTCATTCGGATGCATGCTTTGCTGTTGGATCGTGCGAGCCACGGCAGCAGCGATGCCGGTAATCATTGAGGCCACAGCAAACGAGCGCGGCGGCACTACCGACGTGAACAACGGCAGCGCAGCTTCAATGCCGCCCAAGATCGCCGTCAAGATCATCAGCCAGAACGACCAGCTTTTCCAGAATAGAGGGACGAACTTCACCGGTCTCCCTTTACGGTATCCAGCGGTTTGCCGTGCTTCCAGCGCCACAGACGAACACCAACGAACCATATCGTCTGCACCAGCATCCATAGCGCCGTCATGGCATAGGCGATGTCGCTCCACGATACAGCTCCGGCAAGCGACGTACCGACAACAGCGAGCGGCGGCGCAGCCTTGATCGCCTCTGTCGCAAGTTCGTGTTTTTCCAAAATGTTCATCGCAAAAATGAAAAAAGCCCGCCGAAGCGAGCTT